ACTCACTTGGGAAGATTATTACCGATACTTAGATATTCCTGATGAATGGGAAAATGTATCTTATGGCAATGATGAGTTACCAAGTTTCTCTCACAATGGTTATCAGATATGGATTAATCACCCAACACTAGAAGGTAGACAACAAGGATATCTTGGTATTGGTTTTAAAGATTTATCTAAATTTGAAGATTGGAAATTTGCTGTTACTTATGAATTTGATTATGGAGAGGTAACAAATAATTTACTCTATACCATGTATTTTGATGAGGTAGTCAATTTTGTAAAAAAAATTGATATGTATGCGATTAAGCAATTATTGGAATATCACACGAATTACCATTTAAAAGTAAAAGAATGGCAAGACTACGAAGTCAGAAATTTCATCAAAGATCTACTCAATGGTAAAACTGAATATTATCTTGATGATAAATTCCCAAAACAAACATTTATAGATTTCATTAATAACTTAGGAGAAAAAGCATGAAAAAATCTATTCAATTTCAAGATGTGTGTGATTGGTTTGATACATTTGACGCTGATTCTGAGTGTGGAATATTAACCGACATTCTAAACAATGAAATAAAAACAGAAGTTTTTGTTGACTCTATTTTATTACACAAGGTTGGTAACATTGATTTAGCCAACACTACCAGAAAAAATATGTATAGGAGAAAAAAGTAATGAGTGATTTAGATTATCATATAAGTGATTTTGACCCAGTAGAATCCAAAAGAAAATATGATTTGGAAATTAAAAAAAGAAGGAAACAATACCCAATTCCGTTATCTGAGCAAATCAGAAGCGAGATATTAAGGAGATGTGAAATTCTAAAATATTGGGGAGATGATGGCATCATGTCTGATTACTATGAATCTACAGACCAAGAGTTAGTAGATGAGTACAGTTGGGTATTAGATAAAGAACATGATGAATACCTAGCCAAACCATTTACCATTACTATCTAAGGAGTGAATATATCGAATCCATCAGAAATGGTGGATTCTATTATATTTATTAAACTAGGAGAAAGAAGATGACAGTTGAAGAATTGATACAACGACTTTCAAAAGTAGATCAAGATGCAGAGATAATTCTTTATCATCTAAAAGATAATAACTTAGAGGAATGTCAGTTAGAAACGATTATAGAGTGTGATGATAGAGTTGAAATGACAATAGAGGAGATTTCTGATGAGTAAAATTATTGTTCCAGATGAAAAGTGGGTAGAGCTATATGCAATGTTATCTGAATACATACTTGAGTATGCTTCACTTGATCCAATTTATGATGATGAAGGGAATAGGACAGAAGAAAAGCAAGATGAATTTATAGATATAGTAGACTCAGTAGAATCAATTATGAGAAGTATACTAACGAAAGAAGGAGATTTCTGATGAAGTTTAAAGTAAAAGGTAGATACAGTTATAAAGTAGAAAAAACAGTTAAAGCTAACAATAAAGAAGAAGCAATGGAAATTGCTCTAAATAATTCTGTACCTATGTGTAATTGGGACTCTCAAGACCAAGATACTTATAGTGAGGAATTTGAATCAGTAAAGGAGATTTCTGATGACGAAAGCATTTAAAGTTTATACAAAATGGACTGGCTATTCTGAAATTATCGTAGATGCAAAAGATAAAAAGAAAGCTAGAGAATTGGTAAGTAAAGGAGATTATAACCCTAGTGATGAAATACATACAGGGAATGGTCTTGAATATGGTTATGATAATGAAGAAATATTAGAGGTAGAGGTAATTTCTGATGATAGTGGAATCCAGGAAAATCTAAGATGATCTGTATTCTACTTCCAGACTGGCGACTATCGGGATTATTTCCCGATATTCGCTGTCTGTATATTCCCCGAAAATCTGAAAACCTAAATCGTCAATCACATACTCAACAACGATACCCGACTCTGTTTTTAATACACTTCTACCAGTGTTTTTCATTTTCTTTCCAATACTTTAGTTCCCGACTTATTCTCAATAATCCCGACCGACTTCTCTCCGAGTAATTCTTGAAGTCTTCTTTCTACTTCGGGCCGACTCATTTGATCGATCTTCCCATGCAATACTTCCCGACGATCAACGATTAATCCCCCGACCTTCAATAACAATCCCTGGGCTTGAATCGCAGCGTTAAATGCACCTTTACCCCAAGCATCATCACGCAGTTTATATAGATCCTCAACCGCACGTTCATGCGTTAATTCAAACTTCTTCTTTGCCTCGACCATCAAACGCTCATATTCCCGACGAACGTGTGCATATTTACTGGTTGTATTCTTACGCATATATCGCCCGACTACGATAGGATTTTTATATCCTGCCTTCTTAGCAGCTTCGGCATACGTTAATTGTGGATCGTTGACTAAATTCCAAACTAATAGTCGTTGTCGTTTGGTTAAATGCTTTTCATCTTGATTTAGATATTCGATAGGCATTTCATCTGTTTCTTCAAGTGTCGGTTCTACTTTTACACTTTTTCTTATGTTTAAGTCTTTCGGCATATACTACTCTTGCTCCAGGAAATGTAGTAGCAATATTAACAATCATTTCCGACTCTAACAACTCCCGAATGTCTGGGTGTAATGATTCTCTTATCTTTTTATTTTGTAATATCTTCATTTATACAAATACTATAGCAAATAGTTTTGTCAGATTATATGAGTTTTGTCAGAGTTTTGTCAGAATGTGTGTGACAAAACTAATTCCGCTTAAACAAAGGGATACAATATATATTTAAATAAAAAAGGGGGGTTTTGTCTTATATTATCTTATATACCCTTTTCTTTTCTTCATGTGAGAGGGATTATTTTACATTTTGTATACGGATTCTTATAGGAAGGGTATATATCTGACAAAACTGACAAAACTCGTAAATACTATGAATAAAGGGCTACAAGCTAAATAGTTTTGTCATCGTCATCGTCGTTTCTGACAAAACTCCGACTTTGAGAAGGGTGAGTGTATTCTTGTTCCATATTTAGATTAAATGAGTCAGTTAAGAGCCTACTGATTGATTCAAATCCAGTTTCAGGACGCGCTGAGTGATTCAATACTTCGCATATTCCGTATGCCAGTATCATTTCTGCGACCATTTCAGGTCTTGCACCGCGCTTTACAAAATCCTCAAAAAGGATATCCAGGCGGTCTTTGCCCTCGATATGATTCGGTTTAGGTCGCTTATCTTCAAATGAAACCACATTTAAATTAGGCGATATGTCTTTTTCCATATGAGGAGTATATCATTTTTTTGTTACAACTCTAAAACTTGTTGCGCAGTTCTATTTTTTTGCATACTGATATACTCGGCATTTAACTCGCAACCAATCCATTTTCTACCTAATTGCTGCGCTACCATTCCTGTTGTTCCGCTACCCATAAAAGGATCAAGTACCACGCCATCTTTAGGACAACCAGCCAAAATACATGGCTCGATTAAATCAGGTGGAAATACAGCAAAGTGTGCGCCTTTAAATGGTTTTGTGGTTACTGTCCAAACTGATCGTTTATTTTTCTTTTCTGACTCAGCATCTTCCTTAATCGCTTCATTATCAAAATAATACTTAGGGTTTTTACTTAACAAGAAAATATATTCATGTGCCTTTGTGCAACGATCTTGCACACTCTCTGGCATCGGGTTCGGCTTATTCCAGATAATATCTTGGCGTAAATACCAACCATCAGCTTGTAAAGCAAACGCCACGCGCCAAGGGATTCCAACTAAGTCTTTTTCTTTTAATCCGTCAATCTTATTGGCTCGCCTTGCCACTTCTTGAGGTAAATCTTGATTCGTGTTACTGACAGTTTGTTTTATCAATGATTGCCCTTTGCCTGGTCTGTAATTGTAATAACTGTCACCCAAGTTAAGCCAAACAGTTCCATCATCTCGCAACACTCGTTTTACTTCTCTGAATACCTTAACTAAGTTTTCAACAAATTCTTCTGGCGTATCTTCCAAACCTAATTGTTCTTCTTCTTGATAATTTCTGAGGCCCCAATAAGGTGGAGAAGTAATACAGGTATTAATAGATTGCTCTGGCAATTCTTTTAATGTTTCTCGGCAATCGCCATACAAAGTTCTGTTAGTTTTAAAATTCAAACCCGATTTGTCCTTTTCTCTCCTCTACCTCGCCACCTTGCTCGACAATGACCATATTTTTCAATATGTGACAAATAATATCTATCGTCCAGCCATTCCCCAACATGTGGTAACGACGACTGTTACTAACGTGCGCGGTATAATTGTCATCAACTGTTTGTAGGCGTTCAGCTTCTATCGGGGTCAGTTTACGCCAACGCATCTCGCTGTCTTTTTGTATTTGTATTATATGTTGCTTACTGGTATTTGCTGTCAGAGTGTTTGTTTTATCGTCATCTCGTTCAACCAAATGCCTCATGTGTCTAGGCGACCAGTCTTTTCCTGTTCTTTTCTTATGTTCGGCTCTTATTTTGTTTGCTTCGGGTGTTCTTACTTCAGTCATACACTTAACCAATAAATTATTCTCTTGCCAAGAACTTGATGTAAGTGAAGGGGTTTTTCCGTCTTTTGCTCGAATACCACCTTTGTTCGTGCCACGCGGTTTCTGATAGATTGCAACCTTCGGTTCTCGGTTTCCACCCGAACAACTGTTCAAAGTAGGCGATTTTCCGTCAGGAGAGTACACTCGTTTCAAAATATCGTGACCATTTATCTCAGCAGCCACTCCTACTTGCTTGGGTTTATGTAATCTGCTCGTATCATCTTTAAAATAATTGTATGGCACTCCTTTGTGCCAATTAGCTGTCAAAGTGAAAGATTTTTCAGTATCAGGCGTTTGTTCATATCTATCGGCTCGTCTTGAACCTTCTTGTTGCCACTTATCGTTACCTCTTTCCATGTAATCAATAGATTTTTGTTTGTAAAAGTGTTCTTGTCCTATCTCTGTTTCCAATATATCCCTGAGAACTATACCTCTATCTTCGGGTTCGTTAATCCCAGGTATATTAGTCCAATAGTATCTCCATCTGTTTTGTGCGCTGACTAACGCGCTATTCAATAGAATCGGTTCAACACCCACATGTTCTGTAATCACATTTAGATACTCTTTTTTCATTTTGACGTTCTCCAGGAGAAACCATTCAGGTTCGATCTCTTTCAGTAAACGGACAAACTCAAAAAACAATACCGATTGCGGATCATCAAAGGCCAATCTTTTACCTGCAAAACTAAATCCAGTACAAGGCGAACCTGCCAGTATTATGTCTGGCTTTTCGGGTAATGATTCCAAAGATATATCCCTAACATCACCCAACTGTACTGTATTTGGGTAGTTTGCTTGGGTGACTTTAATTGGATAAGGGTCTATTTCTGATGCGTAATATGTTTTGATTGGTATGCCTAAACGATTCAGAGCAATCTGACCGCAAGACATACCATCAAATAAACTTAATACAACTTTAGGTTTCATTTATATAAACCTGATTTCTCTTCCAAATCAGACAATGCTTGCATCATTTCATGTTGCTGTTGCAATAAATGCTCCTGTTCTTCCAAAGACTCACGCTCCATTTGACTGATATTGTGCTGTCTTTCAATGGTTTGTGCCAATGTTTTGACAGTAGTTATTTGAGTTTCTAAATCAAGTTTTGCGAACAATCCAATGATTTTCATAATCATTTCGTTATAAATTGTATTACTTGTAAATCTAGCCATATTATCCCTCCAATTCGACAATAGGTTCGTTTTTTTGAAGAAGCTCTAGTTTTGAAATAATACTGTCCTTCTGCATTTCGTCTAGTGGCTCTTTGTTAATGATATCTTTTACTATGTTCAAAAGAGTGTATTGATATATCTTGGGACTTTTTACGATCATTTTACTCATAAATCATACCTCATCTCTTCAATTTCATATTCATCAAACTGTTCATCACACTCGTCGCAGTAATGTACTTTTGCAATACCTACATCTGGCTCGGCTTCTTGCGTAACAATAGTGCCATCATCACACTTAGGACAAAACATTTTTACGCTCCTGATATTTTTTTTTGAGGTAATCTTCGTTTTTTTCTAAGTATTCATTCCAGTCAAAGTAAGGTTTTTCTCCACACTCTCTGCGTTCTGCGCAATTTCGATAATACATGCGACGTACAAATATTTGAAAGTTATTCATCAGTAGCCACTTTTTTTGGACGACCTACATTTACTTTCTTCGGGCGATCAGCGTCATCGTGGTAATACGCTTTTGGATCGTTGCCTGCAATCAAAGGGCCGTGATATTCATTATCTTTAGGTCTTCTAAAATTAAAATTCCATTTAATGTCGTCAACGAAACTTTTTAATGCAAAAAACTCTGACATATACATATCACCATTATATTCCAAAGCACCATCTAAAGCGTTTATTGCTTTACTGCACCTACGTCTAAACTTAGCTAATTCGTCGTTATCAAAATCAATAACAGTTCGATCTTTTTTATATGTAATTATTATTTCATCGTTACCTATGTTGTGTCTTTCCATCTTCTTTCTCCATATTGATTTAAGGGAAGGGCAAGACAGGGGGTATGTGTGTTTTTATGGTATGTAGTTCCTGTCTTACCCTATACCCCAATTATAACCATATATTAAACAATAGGTCAACATATTGTTTCTTTATATAGTTGTGCAAACTGTTGCTTATAATCATGCTATACAGTAGAATGATCTGACATACATAAATTATTGGAGAATAAAATGTCTGAACTAAACAAAACCCTACAAGATATTGCCACGCCTGGCAAAATAACTGTAACACCTTTTGAACCTGTTGATCTTGAATCTACAGAATTGTTTTGCAGCGATCTAAAATCAATGAATAGAATGTCATACGCTTTGACTGTATTAAGAGAACGATACCCTATCGTGTTTGATGATATTTATAAAGAAGCAGAGGAGAGGCTTGCTAATGACGATAGGTAAACCCATCAAATGTTATGTCTTCAATCGAACTAAAGGCGGTTATATATACTTGCCATACGAGAAGACAGAGTATGAGATCATCTTCCAGGGCGATAAATCAGAACTGAGAGATATAAGAAACTATTGGGTATCTATCGGTAAGCCAATGTATGACAATAAAAAGTCATTCCAAGAAAATATGCAAACTATATATAACAGGCTCGGCTTCTGGCCAGAGCCTTTTTATAGCGAAAACCTCATACAAACTATGTTATTAGATTTTGTTGAAGATGAAGATATGAAAGATTACTTTGAGTTTGAAAAGAAATTAAACATGTTCCCACCTGATGACAAAAAGAATAAGAAAAAAGTCTATCATTTTGATGAAGACGAATTTGACGACGAGATTCCATTTTAAGGAGTTTATATGAGTATTGAATCAACAATTAATCAAATAAAATACAAGAAAGACATTAAATATTTAGAAAAAAAATATGGTATCCCTTTAAATACAATAGCTGAAGGTATGGGTATTGCTCAATCTGTCATTCACAATTGGATGAACAAAGAAAACTTAATTCTCAGAAAAGAAAACGCAATTAAGTTAGAACAAGGATTAATAAAAATCAAAAATTTAATAAAAGAAAATGAAGAATACGAACCAGATTTCTAGGAGAACCAAATGAAACACCCATTAGATCAATACGAATGTGAGAAACGCGGTGATGCGTTTATCTATACTGCGATATCAAATGAGGATTACCACTCAGATATAGGTATCAGTTCATCTTACGTGCGTAAATTCGGTGAGAGCCAGTTACATGCGTTAGAAGTACAACAAGAAACGACATCTGCAATGAACTTTGGTACTGCAGCCCACTCTTTGCTTGTTGAAGGTGAAGATGCGTTCACCAGGGACGTTGGAGTAATTGTTGGATCTCCATACACCAAAGTAAATAAGGAACTCAAACAAGACATACTGGATCGAGGTATGTGTTGTATCAAAGAAAACGAATACAAAGATATTATGGCGATGCGTGACCATATGATCCCAGAAGGTGATATGTTTTTGAATGGTGATGGCAAAATAGCCGAACCTTCATTCTATTGGTATGAAGATAAAATATTATGTAAATGCCGTCCAGATGTAATTTGCCAACCAAGAGGGCCACATAAACCGCATGAAATTGTAGTCGTAGATTATAAAACCACTTACAGTTGCTCTCCTGAGTATTTCAAAGAATCTGTATTGAAGTATGGCTATGCAGAACAAGCTGCTTGGTATAGAAGAGGAATGGAAGCTGCAGGCTATAGTGTTAAACAGTTTGTGTTTGTGGCTCAAGAAAAGAAACCACCATACGCAAGTAAAGTATTTATAATTACAGATAAGCAAATGGATGTTGCTTGGGAAACAATGAACACGCACCTGGAAAACATCAAAAGATGTATGAAGGGTAACAAACCAACTATATATAACAGTCCGAATATCGTGACTCTGGATTTAGAAAATGAGATTACCTGAGAAAATGAAAGACAATATAAACCCTGACCATTACAAAGGTAGCATACAATGTATTGATGCCATTAAAGCCAGTATGAGTGCAGTACAATTTAAAGGCCATCTAAAAGCCTGTTGCATCAAATACTTATGGCGGTATGAGGATAAAAATGGCGTAGAAGATTTACGTAAAGCCAGGTGGTACTTACAAAAATTGATTGAAGAAAACCGCTAGTCGTGACAGAAACAACTTCTGCCATCATCCCCAAACATTTCTATTTGTTTGGCATCAAGTTTGGCTAACTCAACTAACTCTACGTAGCTGCTGTCTTTTCTAAATTTTGCTGTAGAATCATCTCTACCTAATTCTTTTTGTGCAGATGTTTGTAATTTCCTCTCTTGTTCTATCCACCAATCAGCAAGTTCTGGTTTCTCTTTTATAATTTTAATCAATGTTTTTTGACCTTTGAGATAACAAAGATCGCAATTTCCAGCTAAAGTCTTGCCGTTATGATTTGGTAAATTCAAATCAAAATCGTTGTTTCTCCAAAAATCACCTACATCTTTAACCATTACTTTATTATCAAACAATGGTACTAATGACTCGTATTTGTTCTTTCCTGATTCATTTTGTTTTACAGATTTAGATACTCTTCTTGGTTCGTCATATCTTAATCCAATCACATTCGCCCATCTCTTGTATCCATGTGATCTCATAAAACGATTCATCACACCAATTTTTAATTCCATTGTGCATAACCTGGCAACTGGATTTGGCAGCATCTTTTTTCTATTAATTAATGCTTCAAACGGCTCACCATTACGACTGGCTGTTTCGTATGTTACTTCTTTGGTTCGATAAATCGGCCTTTCTTCATGTATGTCTAACTCCAACCATCTAACATTTACATCCCAATTTTTTGAACAATCATTTATAAAATCCAATGTTTGTACCATTTCTTTACCTGTATTGGCGAACACAACATGAACATCTTCAGGCAAGACACCATCGTATGATTCTAAAATTTTATAGAGTAAATAGCCTGATGTTCTGCCACCGCTAAAACTAATCAATGCAGGACAATCAAACTTTTTTGGGAGAAACATTTTTTCTTCTTGATGATCCCAATAATTTTCAATTAGTTTATTATCCATTTTTGTCATTATGCAGTTTTACAAAATACTCTGCATCTAAAAGAACCAATACTTTACTTCGATTCCTTTTAAGAACGACTAAAGGCTCATACCCTTTACAGTTTTTTGATGCCTGATCGTAGGACTTCCAGAGATTGATGGCCTCTTGGTTTTTGCACTCGATGCTATAGGGAAACTTGTCCCTGGATTGCTTGCCCATTATGATGTCTTCCCCAGCAGACCCCATCGGGCGACTTTCGAGATCATCTTCATCAAGTCCAAGAAGATCTACTAACATATTTCTGAACTTCTGTTGTAGTAATCTTCCTTTTGCTTTTGCTGAACTTGGTTTCATTCTATTTCCTCTAATATTTCTTTTCTATACTGTAATAACGCTTTGCCTCGTAACATCATGTTAGATTTTTTTCCTTTTTTTCTTTTTCTGTAAAAACTAGAGTCTCTTTTTTTTGTACTTGGTTCTATTTGTTTTTCTTGGTTTTTGAACATTTCTATTTGTTTTTCTGCTTCTATGTTTTTTTTCCAAACATTTATATCTCTCATTCTTCTAATTCCACCTTCTTGTATATCTATACATTTATAATCCATCATTTTCCAAAAACTATTTGCTTCTATGTCAGAACCACATCTCAGGGATATTGATTTTACATTTTTGATTTTTGCTAAATCTTCTAATGTTTTTACTAATCCAGCACCATACCATTTACCTCTTAAATCATACTCTATACATGCCTGGAATATTTTTAAGATATTATCTCTGGGTGATTTGATACTTCCATGAAATAGATAACCTGCGTGTTGATTATTTACGAGTGCTAAGAGTATTCTTTGATTATTTGTTTCTCTTTCTAAGATTGATAGAGGATAAAAAGAAAGATCCCTTGCGTTTTTCTTTTGTAAGAAATCAACAAATTTTAAATCTTTCTTTTCTGCGTATTTAATTTCTAAATTCATAATTTTAAATGAGGTGCGTCTTGCTAGACAACTGCACCAAAGTTGCTCAATAAAGGCTATAGGAGTTGCCTTTTCTAGCTATAAGGTACATCTTGCTAGGTTGAGATAGTGTGATGATTTAGGGTATGGAGAACACGTATCTCTTTCGACTCCTAGCAGCCGTGTGGATTTATAATGAAGGTGGTTTTGCCCCTTTATCATCTTCCTTCTCTTCTTTGTCCTCTGACATGCTTGGTGGCAAACTAGATGCTTTCGGAGGTGTCGATCTTTCTATTTTACTAAAAGATTTTACCTCGTTACTTGCGCCATATTCAGATCCTTCATCTGCATCTTGAACTATTAATTTGCACATCACTTCTTTACCTAATAATTCAATAGTTTTTTTTGGTACTTCTGACATGCCACATGCTCTTATCAATCTTGCAAAATCATTTTTAGCGTAACCTCTGATTTCACTTTCTTTTTGTGGATCAGCATGTTGATACCAAAGAGAAAAGATTTTTCTTACTTGCCAACCTGCGTATTTCTCACCAGTTACTGATAGTTCTACATTTATGTAATCGTTACCTGTTTTAGAAGTCTTTCTTTCAGCAACTTTTATAATACAAGGGTAATCTCCCTCTGGTATAAATGAACCGCTTTCTGTTTCTTCCAAGTTTATATCTAATCCTTCAAAATCGCTCATACTGCACCCCCTGATGCAAATCCTAGTTTATTAATAATATTGGTCAAGTTAGTTGCTTCAAACTCTTCTAACTTCCCACTCCGATCCTTTGCTGTGTAGTTTTGTCCAACTCTTGTTTGAAACCAACGACTGACAATTTTTTTGCCTTCTTCGTTTTCGTCATCAAAAGTTCTTAAACATAACACTTCATCAAAAAAGTAAGGTATTTGAGTTGGCAACTTAGCACCTACCATCATCGGCTGATAATGGAACATACCAGTAGCTTCATCACGCTCCCTTGCTTGTTTAGCGATGAATATAACGTGAATTGGCAAATCTCTAAACCGACGCATCGTTTTAATCATCACTTCGATGACCTCACCATATGCTCTACGTGGATCTTTTGATTTTGCCTTTTCTTGAGATAACAAAATCTCTGACATCTCGGTAATACTATCCAGACAAACTGTGTCGTAATCAAGTGTGCCATTTTCTAGCATTTGTGCTATCTCTTCTATCTCAGATGCTTCTTTGACTTCAATCGCTGTCAAATTATCAGCATCTTTAATAGATAATAAACCACTCTCCATACTTACAACCAAAGTTTTACCAGGTGCAGTTTTGAGAGAAGTCGTTTTACCTGCTCCAGACTCACCGTAGATTAACAATTTAGCACCCTGTTGTTCCACAAGTTCGTTTGGAGTTTTTATACGTGATAATATACTATCGTTCATATCTTTCTCCATGAAAATTATATTAAAGTTTAACTTTTATTTCATAACAAATTGAGCTACACTTAGTTTTTCACTCAATTGGGACTTATTGTAGCATGAACAAAACAAAAAACAAGCAATGGATTACAAATTATTATTTTAGACAAAAAGAATTATCAACTGAAATACTCAAGACCCTTTACCAAGAGGGATTTGAACCTGAATATAAGGAGAGAGAGGTGCAAAGATACACGTTGAGACAATACATAGAATTTATGGGTACGGAGGCAGCCGCAAAACTTTTTGAATGTACTCCTGGAACTGCAAAAGCATATAGGTATGGCAGAAGACAACCCTCCATCAAGCAAGCAAAAATCATAATAAAGAATACTGGCGGTAAATTAGATTTTGAATCTATCTACGGGCCAATAGACGAAACTAAGAAAGAAAGCTAGTGCTTAACATAGAGGTAACTGCGCAGGATACTGCGTTGGATCTTGCTCTCGCTTATCTGGAACATGGCTATAAGCCTGTACCTTTATTGAGACATAACAAAGTACCGCCAAAAGAATTAGGCGGTTGGCAACAATTTAAAGAGCAACCTCCAAGTGAAGAACAAATAACGAAATGGTTTAAAGGTCGTGACGATCTCGTTGTTGCTTTGATATGCGGTAAATTTATCGTTGTAGATGCTGACACACCAGAGGCTGTCAATTGGGCAGAAGAAAACTTACCTAACACTCCATGTAAGGTTGTTACTGGTAAGGGTATGCACTATTACTATAATAATCCTGAGAACTATACGACTTATGTAGCTAGAAGAACCAACACGTCTGACCCTGCAAAGTTAATTGATATAAGAGGAACAGGCGGTCTTATAATTGCACCATACAACATACATGCGACTGGTGCGATATACGAACCAAAATTTATCCCTGGGTGGGATTGGCATAACACTAGCGACTTACCTGACTTTACAAAAGAAAACTGGATACAGATAACTGGTGCTGAAAAGATAAATGGCAAACCAATAGCTACTCCATTCTCAATGGATGGTGTGGTTCAAGGGAGTCGTAATGACAATGCAGCCAGATTAGCAGGTAACTTGATTGCTAAAGGTGTCAGTATAGAAATGGTTGAGTTTTTTGTTCAACAATGGAACTTGCAAAACAAACCACCATTATCAAAGAATGAAATATCAACAACTGTCAATTCCATACTAAAAACCCATCAAAGAAAAAACCAACAAGCACCATTATTTAAGAAAAGCCAATACTCAATAAAAGAACCGAAAGACTTGTATGATCCACCAGGTATTCTTAAAAAAGTATTTGAGTATTCAAAAAAGATTGCACACATACAGCAACCTGCACTATCAATGCAAACTGCATTAGCTTTTGGCTCTGTCGCACTTGGTCGTATATATAGAACAGATATGAATAACTTTTCATCTTTGTTTTTTATGTGTATTGCAAAATCAGGACAAGGTAAAGAGAACGTAAAAACTACAATAGAATCAATATTAGACGCATCAGGACACGCTGACATTATGGCAGGTGATGGATACACCAGTTCGGGTGCTGTTTATAGTTTACTTAGACATAAACCAACACATATAACTGTGATGGATGAATTTGGTAAAAGATTAGAAAGTATTGCAAAAGCATCCAACTCAAACAAAGAAGACGCTCTACAAGTGCTTATGGAGTCGTGGGGTCGCTGTCACGGCACTTTAAGACCTGACAACTACTCTTTGATGACTTTGACCGCAAAACAGCAACAGGAGGCTATGGATCGCTCTACAATCAAACCTGCAATTACTTTGATAGGTATGTCAGTACCACGTAACTTTTATGGTGCTTTATCTACTGGTCGTATCGTAGATGGTTTTTTGAATAGATTTATCGTTGTTGAATCTAAGCTACCAAGATCAGTAGGTAGACTCGTATCTTACAGCGAACCTGATTACGATGTTTGTGAATGGATAAGACGAATTAGACAACCAATGAATGAAATGGAGCAAATGGCAATAAACAATTCAGAATTGGATATGAAACAAAGAGTCGTGAAGTTCGACCAAAGTTCGTTAGACTTATTGAATGTACTTGCTCACGATCTTATCAAACAACAAGACAAACTAGAGAAAGACGGATTAGAAGTTCTTTTATCCAGGACAAAAGAAAAATCCATGCGGTTAGCTTTGATATGCCAACTTGCAGACAATCCAAACGCTAAGACCATATCAAGTGAAATGACAGAGTGGGCAATAAATTATGTCAACTATTACGATCAGATAATGATTGATACATGTGAAGATAAAGTTGCAGGCTCAGAGATGGAAAGCAGAATAAAACAAGTCTTGAGTTTCATCAGAACGCAAGGCGAAATAGGTATCAGTAGAAGGGATATTGATAGAAGAGAAATATTTAGATCAATGAAGTCGTTTGAGGTCAAAGAGATTATAAATAGATTGATGAACGCAGGAGAGATACAAGAAAAGAGTGTGCGTACAAAATCTACAGGTAGGCCAATGAAACGGATAGTCGCAATCGACCCTGACTTCTTTGAAGACTAGGAGGAACAATGAACGCAAAACCAAAGATGGAAACGATTAACGATCAGAAAAGAGAAGAAAGAGTGGCTGGCTTTATAGAGGGATTATGGGGAGTCAGTTGCAACAAACTACCAGTATCATACGGATTGGACTACTGGTGTGAAAGTAAACAGTCATCATTCTGGTTAGAAGTTAAGTGTCGCAGCTTCGGTATAGATAGATACGATACGCTGTTACTGAGTGCGTCTAAACTCAGGATGGGCGGTGCTTTATCTCTATCCACCAATCATCCATTCGTGATTGTATTTGCTATGACTGATAGCGTGTATTCACACACCTGGGATAGAAACAAAGTATATGATGTTAGATTTGGTACGATAGCTGAACCCATACTTCCAGAGGATTCCGAGCCATACATACACTTCTCCAGAAACGAATTAGACTGTTTATCAGATAAACCTTTAGGATTCGATAGAGAAGAACTTGGGATTAACTATAACTAAACTCGTCTGAGTAACTCAGCGATTTCCTGATCTCTTGGGTTTGGTAATAATGTTGGGCCGATAGGTGCTGTATTGATTTGATCGGAAGTGTATGCCACATCTGGCAATCTCAAATCTAATGATGGTGCTTGAGTTGGAAGCATATCAACAACATCTTTAAATTGTTCAGTTGCTGCATCCGTAATACCAGTTCTTTCGCCCTCTTTCTTAATAGCTTCAATACCTGCATCTGTACCTTCACGTAATTCAGTAACACCTGCGATTCTCAATGCTTTTGAAGCAGCACTCATAACTGTCAATATTGAACCTTTGTCTGATTTAGAAAGTGCTGCTATTACTTTTGGACTACTAAAGAAAGATTTATATACAGTCAAACCAATTGCAAGTGGCAACACATTTAAGTTAAAAAAGTTCGCAGCTATCGTACCTGCGACGATAGTACCAGCCCCTGCTTTTTCTGTCGCTCCAACCGTAGTTTGTAAACTTCTAGCTAAACCCCTTAATGCAGTTGACATTTCTTTACCAAACATCGCTTCTAGTGTTTCATCGCCATACGAGTCTAAAGCTCTTTGAAAAACACCAGGTTTGAATATTTCTGATATTTCTGATGATCCAGGTCTTACACCTTTGTAAATCATTTTTTCGAGAGCCTCTTCTCTTACCGCAGCAAAAGCCTCTGGCGATAAAATTTGTTTTGCTTGATTTATTTCTCTTGCGCTTTGTGGTCTAAATATTGCACCTACTATTGTTTCAGGATTTGAGTTTTCTATATTTGTCATCAATCGAGATTTTTCGGCAGTCAATCTAGCGTTACTGGCTTCGGCTCTGTCTTCGATTGAATCTAAAAATTTACCAAAAGTTGTACCTTGTGCATCTTTAGATGTTCTTATCTCATTTACTAATCTCAGTACATCTCTTTGTTGTAGTTTTGGATCAAACTTACGCATATTTTGGAGTGTAGTAACCATTTTAGAATAATTTGCACCCAATAATGGCTCAAGAGTTGCTTGATATTTCAAGATGTTATTAGAATAAGTTTGTAAATTGACGATACCAGTAGCAGGGTCTGTCGCTGAATCAAGAGAATCTTTGAATAATCTTCTGGTCAAATCTGTTCTAAGTTGATTCGCAACTGCTGGATCTCTTCTAGCCATCGCATTTATGATGTCTTCCATGTCACCGCCTCTATTGGCTTTCATAACATACTCGTATACATCTTTTGAATTTATTGCATGTCTTTCGTTATCTGTTTTTATTTTTTGTACTCTGGCGTTATTGAAAGGTTTTATTGCCTCTCGATATAATTGTTGTTCTTCTCTAAGTCTTCCTACTAAAGATGCAACTTCCTTTTTGTTGCCAAGTTTTGCCCTATCTGCTGCTGATAATCCTTCACCGAGTGGGACTTTTGGAGGTGGCCCGAATTTACCAGCCACAGCTTCTGCTGAATATATAAATGTTTCATCTGCTTCATCAATGATTTTTGTTATTTTGTCCTTTACTTGATCAAAAAAATGTCCAGCAGAACCTGCGTTACCTAATTTTTGTGCAGCTTGCACACCTTTGATTGCTTCTTCTATTTTTCGTAATTTAGTAAGATTTACAACACCACTATAAGGGCCATCTTTTTTTCCTATCTGTTCTGAAAGACCTTTTATAATATTCAGTCCACCTAAATCATCTGCGTATTGTAAAAGTACATTTTCATCAGCAAGTTCATCATCTATAAATTTCTTTACCTCGTCCAGTTTCGCTCCTAACCTGGTAACATATTCTTCGTGAACTATGCCACCTTGAAAGGCTCTCATATCATCGTCAATAGCTTTGTATATTTTTTGATGATGGTTCATTGTGTCTTTGTATGCTTTTCTTATTGTGTTTTGCACATTAAAGCCAAGGTCGGATCTGTTGGTGGCTTGCATTATTGGCCCGAATCCCCCTGTCTGCGCAGATAGATCATCTATCATTTTACTTAGTTGATTGTTGGCTTTTCTTTCGGCAGCTTTCAATTTGTCTTTTGCAATTTTTATTTCTGCGGCTGGTGCATCTAAATCAACGAGTCTTTGTAACTCTTTGGAAGCACCATCTGCATCAGCCAAGTCTCCTCTTAATTTACCGACTAACGCTTGATTATAATTTTTAAAACCTGTCTCTCTCGCTTGTCTACCTGCAATAGCTTCACCCATCGCTTGTGATCTACCAGGTATAGCAGCTCCTAGATAAGAAAGACTGACAGCTGCTCTTTCGCCTAAGTCAGCTATGTTTCCTTTTTTAAATTCTGCATCAATTTCTTTGGTTGTTAATACTCTGCCTTTTTTTTCCTCTAAACGTAGATAATCATCCATTGCATACCCTTTTGACATAACATGCGCACTCGCAATGTCCTTTGGGTTTGCTTTTTTACCAAAAAATGCAGTATATCCAACACCTCCTATCTCTCCTAAAGTTTGCGCACCTGCACCAAATACAAATTCAGATGTTAGTAACTCTGCTATTTCTTCTTTTGATTGTTTTTGAAAGCCACTAGCAGATTCGTATGCTTCTTCTACACCTTTACCACCAGCAGTACCAAATCCACCTAGAAAAATATTAGCTAATCTTTGATTACCAACGAGAGTTTTTATAAATTTTGCTACTCTCATGTGTGGTGATAACGCAGCTATTGCACCAAATACAGGGCCTGCAATACCAGAAAAATCAGCAAAGTCGCCAGATGAAAATCCTCTTTCATCAATAACAATATTTTTATCTGAGAATAATTTTTCGTCAAATAGATTTTTTTCTGAGAGTGTTCTTTGTCCTTCGGGTGTAATAGCAAGATTGCCTCTGCTGTCATACGTAAAACCTTCATCGCCTGCGTATGTTGTAAGAATACCCTCTTTTTCTATCTCTCTGCCAGCTTGATCTCTACCTTCAGCTATACCCAAAAGAGAACGTAACTTGGTGCTTTTAACGCCAGTATCGTAATCAAAAAACGCCTTGTCGTAAACTTTAGAGCCTTCAGTTTTTTCAAGTTCGGCAAACGCTTTCTGAGTAGCTTGATCTTCATTATCAGCCTCTACTCTTATTACTATATCTGGCCTAACTTTGACATCGTAAATCATTTTGATCTGTCTAAAAATATAATATTACTTGGATAAAGACTACTTGATGTAGGCGTGAGAGAATAATTATCTCCTGGTTTTGCAGCTAGAATCTTATCTATTGTATCTTTGAAAGGTAGAATTAAATTCATACCTCTGTTCCCATATATTGGATCCATTACAGTACGATATGTGACAGATATTTTTCTTTGTTTGTCTGCATTATTCTTTTGTAAATCTGCTCTGCCCTTTCTTAGCTTCTTAACTATTTCGGAAGGAACAGATGTTAAATCTATCCCACCAAATATTTTTTCTACGATTTGTCTGTCTAAATCAGAAATAGTCCTACCAGATTCGTTAAGTATTTCTCGTATACTTCTTTGTTTTACTTGTTCAATAGCGTTTGTTATTTGTGTTGCATCGGATGGATCAAAATCCATACCAGATAATGCTTTCAATTTGTCTGCATATATGTCGAATTGACCGAACACACCCGATACTCTACCGCCTGATAATCTTGCATTTTCAAAAATGCCAATTAAGTCATCCATAATCTGGATAGATGCTTCAGTACCTTCAAAAAATTGTATGTTTTCACTCATTTCAGAAACATTTTTATTGAGAGCTTGTAACTCAGTCGGTTTCAGACCACCTTCAGCTTTTTGTTTGATTTCTTCTTTTAGTAATTCATTAAAAGCCTCTCTACCAGCCACTTCTTCTGCGTATTTCTCTTCAGCAGCCCCAGCAGCTCCTAATGCAATTCCTTGTCCAATCTGTCCAGTAGTTGCTAAACCTTTACCAAGGTTTCTTGCAAATCGAATAAAGTCAGGACTTTGTATAAACTCGCCAAAGTTTCTTTTAGTTGCTTCACCATCTGTTATATCTGGTTTTGCATCATCACCTGTTCCTAGAGTCTCATCTTGATCTTCGCCTTCACCTTCGCCTTCAGTTCCAGCTTCGCCTTCACCTTCACCTTCTTTAACTTCGGTGACAGGAACTTCTGAAGTGTCAACATCTGGCTGTCCTGCATCTTCTGCTTCATCTGATACAGGTTCGTCGTTTATGTTTTCTAAATCTCTACTTATTGGATCTAAATTAGCTTCTTCTCTAAGTTGATCTACAGTTGCATCTAAATTTGGTGTTGACATATCTAAAGAACCAAAAAGATCAGTTATAGTATCCTTCGCACCTTTGAACATACTTTGGTCTGGATCGTTTAAATCAGATACCATATCTCTGAAAGCAGGTTCTGTTCTGCCACCACGTCTTATAAACGCATCAGGATCGCCATCATATTTTTCTGCTCTAAAAATATCTCCGATAGTTTCGCTACCAAAAAAATCTGCTAAAGTTTCTATTCCTTCCCTGGCTTCTTCTGCTCCAACACCAGCAGTTATTCTTGCAAGAGAACGTAAATTGAATGGCATTTTTGCCTGTTTTTCTTTGTCTAACGAGCCAATACCAAATTTACGTTGATCTGTAAATTCACCAGGTTCACCTACAATTAAATCTGAATATCCAGGTAAATTTCTATTAAGATAAGAAACAACTTCTTGCTGAAGATTACTACCTAGTTTTGCATTTGGAGCGTTCAAAAGTGCGAGAACTTTTTCTGCACTTACGTTATCTCGTTTAATATTTGAAATAAGACCAGACATATTGATACTAGAGCCATCATCAAATACAACAGAATTAGGGTCTATTCTTCTTATATCGTCCATCGTGCCTGATGGAGGCATTGTTTGTGCATCTACTGGAAACAGTTCTCTGTATTCTCGCATTTTATCCAAAACAGTTGCTGTTTCAATTGCAGGAAACTCACCTTTTATAAATTTTGTTACCTCTGCTGGAGCGTATCCTTGAGCAGTATAGTATTGGATGAGTCTGTCTACATTTACAACTTCATCGCCATTTGCAAACATTTGTCTTTGAAATACATTCATAATTATGACATCGGTTTTCTTGCGCCGTAAGGATTAGCAAAGTTGGCGTATGTGCTAAACATCGAACCGATACCTGCTGCTGTAGGGTCTGCTGGTATTCCGTATGTTGGTGTTACTTGAGTCATTCCTGATTCGTAACTTGGCAAGAAACCTTTAACAAATGTCGCAGCAGTCGCTGGTGCAAATCTATCTGCGGTCTGAGCTGCAAATGCTCTGCCAAGTCCTGTTTCTTTAAGATCTCTAGCAGTACCACCTAATCTTGCTAATTCTGCTCGTTGTTTTTCTCCGAGTGTAACAGCTTCTCTACCTAAACCTCCAAGTGATGCACCTAATCCAGCTATACCTCTACCTGCACCAGCAAGCGTTGATCCGAATCTTTCTTGCGCACTTCTTTCTCTACCAAACTCACCCATCGCTGCGCCTCTGGCATCTCTGAATCCACCAGATCGTATACCAGCTAATGCCTCACCAAGTCCTCTGCCGAGTGCTGCTCTTCTTTCGTCTGCTGTTAATCTTGCTCTTGATCCAAATGCTGACTCGCCACCAGTTTGTATATCTCTAGCACGTTGTCCTACATCTGCTATTTCACCAGCTTTAAATACATCATCTATTGTTTGTTGTACTACTCTGTCTTCGTATGGATCAAAATAGTCTTGTATCATCGTAGAAGGATCAAACTGCATTTCAGCAGCTTGTCTAGCAACACCAGTAGCGTCTCTAGTAAGACCAATACCTTCTAGTATTGCTCTTTGGTTTGCATCTAAAAACGGTTGAAATGAACCAACACCACCGTAAGCACCACGCATCGCTTCCATTTCTAATGGTGATAAACCTGCTGTTTGTTGAACAGGAGTAGGTGATCCGTATACTCTGTTTGCTGCATCTATTGCTTGAGATATAATTCCTGGAGTATCTGGAGAACCAAAATACGCTTCTCTAACGAAAGGATCAGATAAAATTTCTTTTCTTTCAACACCAAGCATTACAGGGTTCATTCCAACTGGTACTTCTGACATTGCCATTATATTTCCTCGAATATATTCATTAACTCACGCATGTTTGCTACACCGCGTTCTCTGTCTGGGTTATCTGTTTTTACTAGAGTAATGCCTGAATCTGATTTTGATAGATCAAATGCACCTGCACCTCTCGTTGCTTTTGCAGTCATCACATATTCACCATCGCTTAACATCGCTGGTATATCATCTGATGTGCCAGTTCCAGAGCCTGCTGATTCGCCACCATCTCTCATATCAATTTCGGCTATACCGCCTTGATTAAAATATTGTCTGTTAATTTCACCGCCACCAGCTACATTTAGGACTGATGGTTTTGGTGCTAATCCGAATTCTGCTCTAGTACCGCCAGTTCCCATATCACTTGCTAGTTGGTATCTGCCTAGAGAATCCATCATCACTTGAGGTGTTGCAGCTATACCGCCTTCTCTACGCTTGTAATCGTCATATACAGTCTTACCTAAGATACCCATCGCTGCTAAACCGCCTATACCGCCTGGGAACTTATCAAAAATACTATCTTTGCCGTATTTTTCCTCTAAGCCACTTTTACCGCCAAAACCTAAGTAGTCGCCAATATTTTTAATCCAATCTGGTGTTCCACTTTTACTTGTATTTGCAATACCGCCTTCTGGATATTTTTCTAATTCTTTTTGCAAAAGAGCTATATGATTTTCCATTTCGTCATATAAACCAATATCGCCCATCGCAATACCCTCTTGACCTTTTATTTTTGCAGCTTCTATTGCTTTTTCTATACTGGTTCTTGCGGTTGCAACATTTGGATCAGGAATGATACCTACGGATGGATTTATAGTTGAAACTGATCCAGTCCCAGGTATTCCAGGTATTCCATATTCTTGAGAGGCGAACGTGCCTAGTCCTGAAGCTAATACTTGTTTATCAGAACCGCCTGCAACTTTGGTAATCGCTGCATTTATAATTGCGTCTTTTGCTGCTTTGTTCTTGAAAACAGATGTTATTGCGTTTGTAATAAATTCTATTGCCATTTTTTGACTGCCTACATAATATTATTAGGAATATCACACATTTACAGAAATATTTCCATTAGTTTTGACAGAAACACTCCCTAATGTTGCTTGCAGTTCATATCCTTGTGGATTAACTGGATTATGAAGCTGTATCCATTTGTTGCCTGTATATACTTGTAACACGCCAATAGATGTGTTCCATATTACATCACCTTGTTTAAAAGCTAAAGTGCTTATTTGTTGATCGTTGAATTGCGGAGTTGAATTTGGATCAAAACTACCTAAGTTAATTTCTAATATTCTGACTAAACGATTGAAAATTTCTTTTCTTGCAAATTCATTAGACTCAACTGGCAA